ACACCAGATGATGATACATTCGTTACTTCGGCTTCTGCGCCAATACCAAAAGACATCGGTTTATTAGAAAATCTCAATTCATCACCTTTCACATAATTTGAACCACCATTATGAATTTTAACTCTACCTAATGATCCAAATGTATCAATCAAAACATTCGTACTTGTTGTTGTATAATTAACATTTGGAATTGTAACAATAGCAGGTTCTGCATTTAATGTTGGCGTTACAGCTGATGTTAATTCGGAGACAAGAACCACCACATTACTAATATCACCAATTGTTCCGTATGAAATATTTCCAAATGCTTGAGAAAGAACGGTAGACACATTGACATTTGGTACTGTGTTACCTGTTAAACTATAACTTGAATTGGATATCAATGTATTTGCAGGATCAACATCTGAAATGATATTAGAAAAAATTGTAAATGTATTTGCTGTATTTTTACCTGTTGCATTAACCTGCCCTACAGCAAACAATAATTGTGCTTCGGAAATATCTACTGCACGAACATTAGACGCAACTTTAAATCCTGCACCGCCATCTCTAACTGTTACACTATCAATTTTACCACTAAAAACTTCTGAAATAAAAGCTCTTGGTATTCTTTCAAAACTAGGTACGATAATACTAACAGGGTCACCAACATTATATCTTGAACCGCCATCAATAAGTGTAATTGAAAGTATTGAAGAAAAAGACCTTGTGCGAATATTAATTAATGTGTTATCAGATGCAAAAATATCGGTTAAGATAGTTTCACCAAGCTTAAATGTACCAACAACTGTTTTTAAATTTATAAAAAAATTAAAAACTTGTTCATCATTAGCTGTTATAATATCCACACTTTCAACAAGAGCAGTTGCACCAGAAGTTTCTCCTGTTAATTTTCTATTTGTAAAAATATTTTTATTAACATTGCTATAAAAAATTTCAATTTTTGCACCATTTGCTGGCGCGGTATGAAAATTAATTTTATTAATTTCTTTGCGAACAAAATAGGTTGACGAACTTACTAATGCGTCATTAATATAAACCGTTATTGTTGTGTCTGAAAGAGATAATGTGTTAAATATTTTTTTACTTCCGGTTCCAGTATAATAACTTGAAATATCTTTAGTTACTTTAATAATTTCATCTTGTTGCCATTTACCATCAGATACTCGCAATACATCGTTTTTAGGATACTTAACTTCCAATTCTTGCCCAAACATCATTCTAAACAAGAGTTTGAATGAATTTTCAGAGCCTTTTGCTAAATAAACTGGTAAGAGATGCTTGATTAAAAATTCTTTATTTACTGCAACATCTCTTGATACTAAAGAAGCATATGCATTAAAAAATTGTTGTTCAAAATCATCAATTGAAACATCAACATCAGTAAGATCTCGAAAAATCTTAGCTTTATTTGTTAAATCATTTAATTGAGATCCTTGTTTATTTTCAAGATATTCATAATATGCTTCTAAAAATGTAATGAATAAAGGATGCTCTTCCCGAATAAATTCAGGAACTTGACGATTTACAAGAAATGAAGTTTTAAAATCAGACATTACACACTAACAAGTTCAGTTACAATAGCTGCCGGATCTGTTTCATCAATTGTAATAATCACATTCTTTATGGAAGAAATGATTCCTTTTTCCGATTGTATTGAAATGCGAATAATGCCATCAGCTGGTTTTACAGACAATAAACGTAAATCAGAAAGTGTTATGATACCTTTATTGTAATCAATAGTGCCCGCTTTTGCATTAATAGTTTGTCTTTGTGCCGTGCTATCATAATAGATGGTTCTCAAATCACCAAATCGTGAATCAATTACAGCAATTGCCGTAGCGCCAACACCATTACCACCAGAAAAAGTAATCAATGCTGAGGTATAGTTAACGCCACGATTTACTACCGTAATTTTTTGAACGCGGCCATTTACAATTGTTGCAGTTGCAGTTGCACCAGTACCATCGCCCGTAATTTTAACAGTTGGCGTAGAAGTATATCCATAACCAGCATTTGTTACATTGATTTCAGTAATACCAGTAAAAGAATTTGGTACTTCTTCCAATTGAGCCGTTCTGCGAACACCAAGAGAATCAAATACATCAAATTCGGATGATGCGAGGCGATTGGTTGTTGTACCTCGATGTAACTCTGCATAAAATTCAATTGTATATGTTTTTGAAATATTCAGTGTAGGTGTAAATCTTTTTTCTAATCTTAATTTAGTCTCTGAACCACGAACTGCATTTAAATCAACAGTGTCTATCGCATCTTGCAATTTGGAAAGAACAAATGTTGCATCAAATTTATTTAAATTAGTATTATTATATAATAATATGGCACTTCGTATAGAAGTTTTTAATGCTTCTGTGGTTTGAGTAGTTTTCTTTTTATCATATTCAACATAATTATCGATTATCAAATACAAATATTGAGGATCAATAATTTGTGCGCCAATAGAAACAACTGCTTTGGGTTGAATAATATTATCAATAATTCTTTGTTTTTCTGTTTCCGAAATATAGTAATTTTCTTTTGGTTTTAAAGATATAAAAACTTTACCATAGATTGGTGGTGTTTCATCTTCACCACCCCATATGGATAATGAATCCACTGATGGATAATTTTTCTTGATATATGATTCATAATCTTTAAATGTAATCAAACGATTCTGTGTAGTGAATTGTGCAGCTGCACCAAATTTAATTTCATCAACAGTTTCTCTTAAAGCGCCACCAGATGCTGCAGAAGTCGGAGTAATTGTAAAATTATTATGAGCTGCACTTAATGAATCAACTAATGTTGCAGTTGCAATAAAATTATTAGCTTTATTTGCAGCGATTCCATTTGTGACCAAATATGTTATAGAAACTACCGCACCATCAGGTAACTTTTTGCCAACTTTATCATTACCAAAATAAATTTGAAATTTACCACTTTTATTTTCTTGTAAATAAAAAACTTCTGATGTTGTAGTGACATTCAAAATATCGGTTACTTTATTGTAAACTGTTACTTGCGTATTTCCTGCGGTAGGAACTGAAGTTACTTTAATTGTAGTGGTATCGATATTTGCATCAGGTAATGAAAATATTTGTTTTGGATTAGATGCTTGATAGTGACTGAAAACATAAGTAACTAATTGACCTTCGTAAATATTTAAATTTTCAAAATAATATTGACTATTTGCTTTTGATACTGTGGTTTCTTCTAACACCACAAAATTATAGGACGTATTGTCAATTTGATTTGATAAAAATGCAAATCCGGCAGGAATAGTCATGCTACCCGAATTACTTGTTGCAGATTGTGCAGTAAAATTAATTATTGCAACAGGTGCTCTTTGTGAATAAGGAACATATCCTAAAGTTTTAGCATGTGACACTACTGAATCTCTTAATAATGCGGTGTCAAGAAAAGATTCATTTGCAACCATGTTTAAATAGTATGCATTATAATGAGTATTATAAGCCAATAAGTCAATTAAAACACTTAAACCAGAACCTTCAAAATCGTAATCTGTAAATTCCGCTTGCTGATTTAAGAAAATTTTAAGATTGTTTTTAATTGTATCAAAATCAAGTTCAGTAACTCTTAAACTGTTTGCCATTTTTATCTAATCCGATCTAAGAAAAAATTAATTGTGATTGGGTTTGAATTGTTGATTATAAAAAACTCAAGCTGCACTGCATATTTGTTTTCATCTGGTGTTGCAATTGCAGTGACCTTTGAAACTTGGGCTCTTGGTTCAAAATTGAGAATCGTTTCTTCAATTTCCCTTTCAATTTGCGCTGCCATAACCGAATCGACATTTTCAAACAATAGCCTTCGAATATTACTTCCCAATTCAGGCTGAAATGGGCGTTCATAATGATTTGTCAAAACAAGATTTTTAATTGAATTGATGACAGCAAATTCACGTTTATGAACATTGATATCTTTGCGAATTGGATGAATATTAAAATTTAAATCTAAGTCAATAAAATTTCTTGTAAAACTATCGTTTTTTGTGGTTGTAGCCATGCGTTATTTATCTTAACCTCCAATAATAACTGTTCCAGAACCAGTTATAATTTCACCCGTATCTGGTCCACTCACTTCATCATCATTATCCAAAGTTTGGTCGGCAATCCTTGCAGCACCCTTTGTACCACTATTCAAGTTGATATTTGGAGCATCAAATTTCATGTTTCCTCCAGATAGCACTGTATATGTTCCACTAACAGTTTCGGTATAATTACCGCCCACAGTAACATTCACATTACCATCAATTTTAACTGACGCATTTTTTTTCACATAAACTTCTGCATTTCCCTGAACAGTAATATTACATTTGCCCATAATATAGACATTATCATCTTTCATAACGATACTATATTTGTCTTTTGTTATTTTTTCTACTCTATCACCATCAGGATACCATTCAGTAAAACTGCCATTTCGGTGTGCGATATGAATTCGTTCTTTTCCTGGTGTATCATCATATTCTACAATGTGCCCTGATTCAGTTTCCATTACATTGTTATATGGATAAACAGCTCCATATTTTGTTTCTGGCTCATTCCATGTTGTTGTAACAGTTGGAATGCCACTTATCTTATTGTCTTTTCTTTCTTGAATAAATGTTTTTGTAATTGTATCAGAATCATTTCGTGCTAATCGTGATGTGGTTGGTTCATCT